GATTTTGAAATACATTACTGAAGTTGGTTCAGTCAGACAGGGATATCCAATTGCCTATGTCGTTAGTGTATTTCAAAATGGATTTGCGAGTGTGGCGTAATGGTAGCCGCATCAGACTTAAAATCTGAGGTCGTAATGGCGTGCCGGTTCGAGTCCGGCCACTCGCACCAAAAGTTGTATATATATTATAGCAGAGTATGGAAGTGGTCATCCGTCTGGTCTCATAAGCCTGAAATCGCTGGTTCGAATCCAGCCTCTGCATCCATCTTGCGGGATTAGTTTAATGGTAAAATTAGAGATTTCCAATCTCCAGTCATCAGTTCGATTCTGATATCCCGCTCCACTAAAGTGTTTAACCATATAAATAATGGATGCACTTTAACATAATCATTACATTTAACGACTTATTGTTTTTACTGGGGTGTATACCTCTAGTAATGATATTTTGGGTAATGTTTAAAGACTGGTCAAACGACCGAAATAGATACTAACCACCTGACGTTACAGCCTTTGCCAATTCATTTTTCTGCTCTCGTTCTCTGTCGTCCTGTTGCTGTCTAAGGATTTTTTGGCGCGCCACAACCTTTGCCTCATACGCTTTTTGTTCTTCAGCCATACTATAAAACTGAACACCCATCATAATAAATGCAGTAATAATAGTGCCGCCGGCCAATACATATAAAGACAGCATTCCGTATTGTGCCATCTTTTCTTTATGTGCTTGTTTGGCTTTTGCTAGTGCTTCTTCACCTTCACGTTTTTCTTGTAATAATCTAGTACGTTCAGCAATCATCTCCTGCCAAATTTGAGGTTTGCCAAGTTGCCAGTATATCATGTCTTTGAGTGCTCGTTCATCTTCACGCAATTGATTACTACGCATAGCAAACTCAAGTGCTTGGCGTCCTATTTCAGCATCTGATTTATTTAATGCGCCATGTTTGGCTTTGATACTAGCCATATGAACTTGGTCAGCGGCTTCAAAGAAATGTCCCACCTGGCCAATAATGCTGTTAACATCTTTGCCCATAGCAATGGCTTGTTTGATGCCACTAATTGCTGATTGTGCAGCAGTGAACGCTAGACCAATAGTGATTGGATCCATTATTTACCCACCCCTCTTACATATTTCTGGATACAATCTATTAGAGCAATCTTTTTTTGCCCATTCAACACAATCGACTTTACCCTCTTGCGGTGTATTTGACCATTTCCATCGTATGCAAATTAATACTTCATCTTTTTTCAAAGTGTTGTAAAGTAATATATTTTGATCCGCCTCTATTGAGCTACATAGAATGATCGATGTTAGAATGGCCACAAAAATAATTTTAAACATTTCGATAAGTATACCAATAAATTGTTGACAACAGAACAAAAAAATGATATACTAACGCATCAAATCAACCAATATTTATAAGGAAGTGTCATGGTAATTATTGTTTTAAAATTAATCACAGGCGAAGAAGTTCTTGGAGAAGTACAATCCCAAAGTGAAACTGAATGGGTTTTGGAAAATCCTGTAGGTATTGCAGTTGTTCGTGGCCAAAATGGCCAACCTAATGTTGGATTTGCACCTTTTCCAATCCATGCACCACAAAAACCAGGAAGTGTTGTTGCTTTGGCAAAGAAACATGTGATATACTCTTACGTTCCTGCCGAGGATTTCATTACGAATTATAATCAAATCTTTGGTTCTGGTATTGTTCTTCCACCATCAAAACAACTTATCGTTTAATGCAATTTTATACTAATGTACAATGTTTCGGTAATAGTATTCTATACCGAGGCGTAATGGATGGCAAAAGAGTTAAACAAAGAATTGACTATTCACCATCACTTTATATTCGCAGTAAAACTGGCCAGTATAAAACACTTGACGGTAAAACATTAGAACGTAAACGTTTCGATGACATTAGTGGTGCCCGTGAATACATCAAAGGTTTTAAAGATGTGTCCGGCGCACCTAAAATCTATGGAAACAATCGTTATGAGTACGCCTTTATCGGTGAACAGCATAAAGATATGGTCGACTGGGACCAAGATAAAATCGTTATTGGAGTGGTTGATATTGAGGTTGGTTCAGAGAATGGTTTCCCTGATCCATATCTTGCGAATGAACCTATTACTGCCATCTGTTTGAAATATATTAATGGCCTGACAGTCGTTTTTGGCTGCGGTGATTATGTTGTCCAAGGCAACGAAGTCTATATTAAGTGTAAAGATGAATGGACACTTTGCAAAAGATTTCTAAAACAATGGACTAATAATTGTCCTGATGTGTTGACTGGTTGGAACACCAAGTTTTTCGATATTCCTTATTTGATTAATCGTTTTCGTAAAATTGTTGGTGAAGAAGAAACTAAACTTTTATCGCCTTGGAAATATATCACTGAACGTAAGACTATCATCAATGGTCGACCAATGACGGCATATGATATTGTTGGTGTTGCTTCACTTGACTATATTGAACTGTATCGTTGGTATGCTCCTAATGGTAAGTCACAGGAATCATATCGTTTGGATGCAATTGCGACTGCTGAGGTTGGTGAGACTAAACTATCATATGATGAATACGATAATCTGCATGAATTGTATCGTTTGAATTATCAAAAGTTTATTGAGTATAACATTAAAGACGTTGAGCTGATTATTAAACTGGAAGAAAAACTAAAACTATTGGAATTGGGTTTAACTCTTGCATACGATACCAAGTGTAACTATGAAGATATATTTGCACAGACACGCATGTGGGATGCACTCACTTACAATCGTTTGATGCAAGATAAGATTGTTGTTCCTCCAAAAGAAACACAAGAAAAAGATGGTATGTTTGCCGGCGCATATGTTAAAGACCCACAAGTTGGACTACATGAATGGCTTGCATCATTTGACTTGAATAGTTTGTATCCTCATTTGATGATGCAATATAATATCTCACCAGAGACTTTGATTGAACCAGAAGATTACACACAAGAAATGCGTGATGTTATTTCTTCTGGTATAAGTGTTGATAAATTACTCACTAAGTCAGTTAACTTGTCAAATTTGAGTGGTGTAACAATTACACCTAACGGCCAATTCTTTCGTACAGATATTCAAGGTTTCTTACCAAAGATGATGGATGAAATGTATCAAGACCGTAAAAAGTTTAAGAAGATGATGCTGAATGCAAAGCAGGACTATGAAAATGAAAAAGATGATTCTAAAAAGTATGAGATTGAAAAACGAATTGCTAGACTCAATAATCTTCAGCTTGCAAAAAAGGTTTCTCTTAATTCTGCTTATGGTGCTTTAGGTTCTCAATATTTCAGATTCTATGACTTGCGTATGGCCTTGGGTGTTACCACTGCCGGTCAATTGTCAATCAAATGGATTGAAAATAAGATTAACGGTTACATGAACAAGTTACTGTCGTCAGAAGAAAAAGATTATGTCATTGCTTCTGATACAGATTCAATTTATTTAAAACTTGGGCCTTTGGTCAACAAAGTGTATGGTGTTGATGGTGTAGTTTCTATGCCGAAGACTAAAGTGATTGACTTTATGGACAAAGTTTGTAAAGACAAGATTGAGCCATACATTAACGAATCATACAATGAGTTGGCTGAGTATGTACATGCGTATGCACAGAAGATGCAAATGAAACGTGAAGCATTGGCTGACAAAGGTATTTGGACTGCCAAGAAGCGTTACATCATGAACGTGTATGACAATGAAGGTGTTCGTTACAATGAACCTGACTTGAAAGTTATGGGTCTTGAAATGATTAAATCTTCCACTCCCGCCGCAGTTCGTAGTAAGATGAAAGAATCAATTTTAATTATGATCGGCGGCACGGAATTAGACATGCATAAGTTTATTGCAGATTTTAGAAAATACTTTATTGGATTGCCACCCGAAGATATTTCTTTCCCTCGTGGAATTAATGGCCTAAGTAAGTATTCCGATAGTAATAGTTTATACAAATCTGGAACACCAATTCATGTTAAAGGTGCAATTCTCTACAATCATTATCTCAAAGAAATGAAGTTAACAAAGAAGTATCCTCTAATCCAAGAAGGTGAAAAGATTAAGTTCTCATATTTGATTATGCCAAACCCATTTAAAGATACCGTTATCTCTTATCCAACACGGCTGCCAAAAGAATTTAACATTTCAAAATATATCGACTATAATACACAATTCGAAAAGACTTTTCTGGAACCCATTAAAGTTATTTTAGATTGTATGGGTTGGTCGACCGAAAAACAGACTACACTAGATGACTTTTTTAATTAAGGAATAAAATGAGTATATTAGACAAAATTAAAAAGAACAGCAGTATCAAAGATTCTGCAATTCTATCCAAATCAAAATTCTTTACAAATAAAGATATGATTCCAACAGCCGTGCCGATTATCAATGTTGCTTTGTCAGGAAAACTTGATGGTGGTTTAACTCCCGGACTCACAATGTGGGCAGGTCCATCAAAACACTTCAAGACTGCTTTTTT